GATTATTTACCCTTAGTTTTATACGACGAAGACGGCTCCGCAACCTTATATTCCTCCGTAGAATCATTGATGATATTGGTATTGCCGCCGCCGTTACAGCAGTTTTCCCAACGCTGCTTACGCAGGTCAATCTTGGCCTCGACAACCGGGAACATCCACTGGATAAAGCCAGGGTCTTCCTTGCAGTGCCACTGAAACGACTTACCCGCCGGGTTAAAAGATTCCAGGCGAATCACGTTGTCCCTACGGCAGTAATGCTTGATGACTACCTGACCGTCACGCAGTCGGGCAACAACGACATCACCGCGTTCCGGGAATTGTCCACCAGCAACCAAAACCGTAGACCCGTCCGGCAACTGAGGCGACATAGAATCACCCTCGACCGTCAGCGCAAAGTACCCCTGCTTGACATTGCTGAATGTTTCATACGCATCGGCACAATTATTGGCATACACTTCCAGCGGTTCCAGCGCAGGTTCATATCCGGCGGCTTGCGCGAATGATAAGACTGGAACTTTTTGTGTGTCGCTAGGGTTTAACGGCGCAACTTCTGATTTTCCTTCCGTACACAGCTCTTCTAAATTAATATTTAATATTTCACATAATGGCTGATGATATTTGACCGGAACTTCTCGATTGCCATTTTCCCATGAAGATATGTTTTGCTTAATTAATCCACCAAGCTTTTTCCCTAAATCTTCTTGAGAAATGTCTCGGCTCTTTCGGATATATTTAAGTTTTTCCGGATTAATTTTCATTATTTTGCCCCCTCGCTAATAAATCTTTGTAAAATAATGTATAACAAAAACACCTCAAAGTCAATCATTTTTTGGAAACCGTATAATTTTGTTATTGATTGTTATACATTGATGGACTATAATAGTTTATTAAAATAAAGGAGGTGTCATGAAGAAAACCGAGTTGTTGGCATTAAGACTGCCCTCTGATTTGAGGGAAAAACTTACCACAAGAGCACAACGAGAGGAGCGTTCAGAAAGCGCCATTATTCGAATAGCGCTCAAAAAATTTTTATCTCATGAGTCTAGCAAAGTAAAACAAACGGCGTAATCATGCATCCCACAAGTAAGTACATCAAAGATTTGGTCGGGCAGACGCCCGGCTATTCGCTGGAAATCCTTTGTGTTGACCTCGGGCTGGCACAAGACGAACTGTTAACCCCGACTGAAACGTGTCGGGAGCTCAAAATCTCAATGAGCACCCTAAACCGAATGCAGGTTTCCGGGAAGTTAGCACCGCATTTTATCGGCACTAGACGCCGATTCAAGCGTTCCGAACTCAATGCGTTAATTGCCCGATGACGGGCAAAAACAATAATAAAGGAAAGATCATGGACAATCAACCAATCAACTGGCGTTTCGATGAATTCAGTAAGGCAATGATGCTCACTGCCGAATCGATGGGAACCGGAAAGATACGTGAAATGGCGATTCAGGTCAATCGCAGAACTCTTGATTTACCGTTTTCCGAACCGATAAAAATTTTTCAGGTTGCTTCATCGGCGCAGCAAGTTTTAAGAGAACCGATGTGTGCAATCTCCGACGTGCTAAATCCTGATCGTGGGCCTCAGTATGTTTTTCACGACAGTATGGTTGAACCGCTTTTGGCTCTTACCAAATATGCAGAAGAATTCAAAGATTTTTTTCCCGAAGCCGATGGAATAACCATGGCGATTATGTCCAAACTGTCTGACCAGTCAATCAATCTGCGCGAAAAAGTTATTCAGGTGCTTGATCTGATTGCGACAATTGCAATTTGCAAAACTGATAATTTCTATGAGCAATACAAACGTTGCGACTTCAAGACCGGTACAATGGCCCCGGCGGAAACTACCGAACCGGCCTCTGCTGTTACTCCGGTCGATGCATGATTACCACCCACGGAAGTTTTGTACCGGAATTGTGTTTTATCTACCCTCAACCAAGAGAAAGGAAAATCAACTGGAAACGAGCAATAAAAAGGGCTGACAGTGCGGGAACACCGTCAGCCAGTGCCTTAAAACACCTGAACCAAAGATAATTCAAAAGAGAGAAAATGTCAATGAAACTTATTAAGATGCAACTCGAACGGATTAATAATTCGCTGAACGCAATCCGGGCTGAAAAGATTAAGAAAGCTGACCGCAACGACGCCCCTACTAACCCGGCTTTTAAAATGGCAATCGCCGAGGCTAAACGGCATACTACTGTGTTTGCCGAGATGGTACTCGAACAGTCTAAGCATAGCTCTTATGTTGACGTGAATGACATTTTGAGAAATATGCCGGAGTATCACAAAAAATGCGTCGAATATACCGAGCAGCAGAAAAAACATACTGCCAAAATTGAAGAAACTAAGGCCAAGCTTAACACCGAGATCAGCCGGATTATGGACATGCTGTATCTCGGCCAGGGCGACCCCCTGAAACTCATCGACGGTTTCAAAAAATTCAACGCGTAACTCAAGGACGACTGATTATGACCAAAGAGTTGCTTACGTATTCGCGGCAGATGAGTTTGTTGAGCTGCCCTCGGGCTCACTATTACCGCTATGAACTTGGACTGCAATCCGCCACCGACAGTATCGCGCTGCAATTCGGGTCGGCGTGGCATCGCGCCATGGAAGCCCGGTGGAAAGGCGCGAATTATGATCTGGCATTGGCTGCGGCAGTTCCGGAAGGTATCGAATTCGACGAAGCCAATATTGCGGTAATTGCCGGTCTGTTGGCCGGATATTACGAATATTATGCCAACGATCCGGTTAAAGAAATGTTGCCGGAAGTGGAATTTTCCCATCCCATCAAGGGTTCTCATACCTTTGACAGCGCCGGTAAAATCGATGGAATCGGAGTGTTGTCCGACGGTCGCCAGGCAATGGTCGAACACAAAACCACCGGCGACAGTCTGGCGGAAGACTCGGACTACTGGCTGCGGCTGCGCTGGTGCGGACAGGTGATGCAATACATTATTGCGTCACGATTGTCCGGATGGGATATCCGGACCGTGCTTTACGACGTTACCCGCAAGCCGTCGATTGCACCCAAAACGATTTCCGTTCTGGATGACGCCGGCTGTAAAATTGTCGTGGATGCGTCCGGCGCCCGAGTCTTTAAAAAAGACGGGAAGCCGCGGGAAAGCGGCGATCTGGAAAAAGGCTATACCGTACAAACCCGGTTGGAAACGTCGGAAGAATTCAGTTCCCGGCTGGCCGCCGACTGCAAGGCAAGACCGGAATTCTATTTTGCCCGGCATTCCGTTCCGATACTGGACCAGGATTTACAGGAATTCGAAGTCCAACGGACCGGGCTGGCACACATCATTCTGTGGTACCGGCAAGCACAAAAGCGGGTGTCTGCTCCCGCTCAGGCATGGCCGCGCAACTGCAACGGCATGACGTGCAAGGCATGTCCGTTTGCCGGGCCTTGTCTGCAAAATCTCACCATCGACACTGAACACGTTCCCGCCGGATTTGTGATCGGAAAAATCAATTCAGAATTGGAAGGAGTGAATTAAAATGGCATTTTCCAGACCCCAATCTCATTCGTTACCGCCACCGCCGCCGCCGATGAAGCGCGGAACGGTTTCGTTCGGACAAATTACCGCTGCCGGAGGGCATCGCATTGTGTTGTACGGGACCGGCGGCATTGGCAAAACCACGTTGGCGTCTCACGCTCCCGGACCGGTGGCCGTGATCGATCTAGACGAATCGCTGGGACGACTCAAACCATCGCTGGAAGCGTTCGGCGTGAGCAAAAACCTGATGCCGGTGAACGGTGTTTCGGACTGGCCGACCTTGCGCAGCGTATTGCAGTCCGACGGCTGGGATTCGATCAAAACCATTGTGCTGGATACTGTGACCAAAGCGGAAGAAATGGCAGTAGCCTATACGCTGGCGACCGTGCCGCACGAAAAAGGACCAATGGTAAAAAAAATCGAAGATTACGGATTCGGCAAGGGATATCGGTACGTGTTCGATACGTTTCTTCCGCTGTTGGCGGATTTGGATGTGCATTGCCGGGCCGGTCGCAACGTTATCTTGATCTGTCATGACAAGGTGGCCAAGGTTCCCAATCCTCAGGGGGACGATTGGGAACGCTACGAACCCCGGCTGCAAAATCCGCCCAGCGGAAACGGGTCCATTCAGTTGAGGGTTAAGGAATGGGCCGACCACGTGCTTTTCTTCGGCTACGATGTGGCGGTCAAAAACGGCAAGGGCATCGGGTCCGGAACCCGGACGCTGTACCCTGCCGAACAGCCGCACTGTATGGCCAAATCCCGCACCGTGCAAGACCCCATCTATGTCGATGTGCCAAGCGTCGATATTTGGAACACCATCATCAAATAAAGGAAGACAGACAACATGAACAGACCTCAACCCGGACGCTATACGTGTGTGGCCGATCAAGCCATTGTTTCCGAAACCGAAAAAGGGGCGCTGCAACTGGCGCTGCACTGCATGGTTTCCGAAGCCACCGACATTGTGGCGTATGTGTACATTTCCAGCAGCAAGGGCGAAATTCTGACCAAAAACATTGACCGGCTGAAAGATGTATTCGGCTGGGACGGAATGGACCCGTTCTGGTTCGAAGATACCAACCTCTCCGGCATCCAGTTCGATATCACGGTAGAAGACGAAGAATATGAAGGCAAGATCGCCCCAAAAGTCACCTGGATCAACCGCGTCGGCGATACTGCCGGAAACGGCATGGGAAGATCGGCCGACCGGTCGGCGGTGTTGGCAAAATACGGTTCCCGGCTGCGCGCCCTGAAAGGCGGAAAACCGGCTGCACGTCCTGCCCCCGCAGCGAAAACCCCTCAATCCACATCGGCAACAGTTCCGCAACCGGCTCCCGTACCGCATTACGCCGAACCCCCGACTTCCACCAATGGCAAACCGTCCAAAGCAACCTATCCGCCGTCTTCCATGCAGGAAGTTTGGGAAGTCTTGTGCAAGGTCGGTACCGAAAAAGGACACTCGCAGGAAGACTGCAATACCGCGTGGGAGGTTATTGTCTCCCGGATCGGCGACCAGGACACGATGACCCCGGAACAGTGGGGTGAAACCAAAGCATACGCCGAAAAGTATTTCAACGCTTAACCATAACCGGGATTCAGGTCATAACGGTTATGACCTGAATCCGGTTTTCGAGGTCAAATGAAATTTGAAGTTCAGAAAATTCCGTTACGAAAGGTTCGAATCGACGGTGATACGCAGCCTCGCGCGGAAATCAATCTGGAAATCGTTACCGAGTACGCCGAAGCCATGAAGTCAGGCGAAGTGTTTCCGCCGATTGAAACCTATTTTGACGGGGTGAATTACTGGCTGGCGGATGGTTTCCACCGCTATCACGCTGCCATCAAAGCCGGTATTACGGAAATCGACTCGAAAGTCGGTATTCCGGGAACTGCCGATGAAGCCAGGTGGGCCAGTCTGGCCGCTAATCATACGCACGGGCTGCGCCGCAACAACGCCGACAAACGCAAGGCGGTAGAAATTGCACTAAAAATGCACTCGGAAATGAGTGATCGAGCATTGGCGGAACATTGCGGAGTAAGTCAGCCGTTTGTCGGAAATACGCGAGCTCAGGTGATAACGGTTATCACGTGTTGCGAAAAGCGACAGGTGAAAAATGTTGTCAATTTTCCGCCCCTGCCGGTACCCAAACGCGTAGGATTAGATGGAAAACAGTATCCGCCGCCTCCAAAGTTAAAAAAACATTTAGCGGTAACGGCTGGAAATTTTCCGCTTCCGCCACCGAGTTCCAAGCCGCATTTGTCTCCACCGGTTTCTCTGGCTTCCAAAGTTATCAAAGATAGCATCGGGCGCGTAATTCCGCAAACACTGTTGCCGCTGTGGAACCGGCGCGGAGAAATCTCGGCGATGTTGGACGCGTTGTCCCAAATTCGCTGCAAGTTACGCAATGCCCAGGACGACAAAGACCCGCTATTTTCGTGCTGCAATTTTTCGGCGACGCTGGCAGAAATCGACAACGCCTATACGCAGCTGAAATCCACGCAACCCTATGCGGTTTGTCCGTCCTGCCAGGGCAACGGAGCTTGTCGGCTTTGCGGAGATGCGGGATTTGTCAGCAAGTTTCGCTGGGACACCGTGGTATCTAAAGAACTCAAAGCCGCCGTTATGGCGACAATCGAGGCGCAAAAATGATTACCATGCGACCTTATCAGGCGGACGCATCCAAAGCAGTAATTGCTGAATTCACCAATGTGGTAAGCACGTTGGTAGTCATGCCGACGGGACTCGGCAAAACAATCCTGTTTGCCGACGTTATTCGGCGGATGTTTCCCCGCCGGGCACTGGTATTGGCCCACCGCGAAGAATTGATTTTTCAAGCCAAGGACAAGATTGAAAAAGTCACCGGTCTGTCGTGCGGCGTTGAAATGGCAGCGTTACGCGTCAATAACGACGATCTGTTTCATGCGCCGCCAGTCATTATTTCCTCGATTCAAACCCAATGCGCCGGAGCCGACGGCGGCGGACGCATGACTAAATTCGATCCGGCGGAATTCGGTCTGATTGTGATCGATGAAGCCCACCACGCTACCGCCGGCAGTTATCGCCGAGTACTCGACTATTACCGGACCAATCCGGCCTTACGGGTGCTCGGCGTAACGGCAACACCGGACCGGGCCGACGAGGCCGCGCTCGGTCAGGTCTATGATACTGTAGCATACGACTACGAAATTCTAACTGCCATTCAAGACGGCTGGTTAACGCCGATTGAACAGCAGATGGTGTCGGTGGCCGGATTGGATTATTCCGGCATCCGCACGACGGCGGGAGATTTGAACGGCGGCGATCTGGCGGCGATCATGGAATATGAGCAGAATCTCCAGGGTATCGCGGGGCCATCGTTCGAAATCATCGGACAACGCCGGGCACTGGTGTTTGCCGCGTCCGTGGCTCATGCCGAACGACTGGCCGAAATTTTCAACCGTCACCGCGAAGGGTGCGCTGCGTTTGTCTCCGGCAAAACGCCCAAAGACGAACGGCGACAAATGCTGGCCGATTTTTCCGCCGGAAAAATTCAGATTGTTTGCAATTGCGGAGTGCTGACCGAGGGGTTTGACGATCCCGGAGTGGAAGTCATTATCATGGGGCGTCCGACCAAAAGTAGAGCCCTTTATGCCCAGATGGTAGGACGGGCAACCCGTCCGCTGCCTGGCGTAGTCGATGGACCGGAAACGGCAGAACTGCGCAAGTCCGCCATTGCCGCCAGTGCCAAAAAATCGTGTCTGATTGTGGATTTTTGCGGCAATGCCGGACGCCATAAACTCTGTACCACCGCTGATATTCTGGGCGGCAACGTTTCCGATGCGGCAATGGATCGGGCGCTTGCCGACTGCCGACGCAGCGGTAAAGCGATGCGGATGTCCGACGTTTTGGACGCGGAAGAAAAGAAAATCCGGCAGGAAGAAAAACAACGGCAAATGGACGAAGCCGCTCGACGCGCTCGCTTGATTGCCAGCGCTCACTACAATGTTCAGGCGGTCAGTCCGTTCGACGTGTTCGCCATCAATCCGCAACGAGAACGCGGCTGGGATGCAGGAAAACACCTGTCCCAAAAACAACTCGATATTCTGACGAAGCAGGGCATCGACCATGCCGACCAAATGCCGTTTGGACAGGCCAAGCAACTTCTGAACGAAATTTTCCGCCGCTGGGACGAAGGCCTTTGTTCCTTCAAACAAGCTCGGGTTTTGAAGAAAAACGGGTTGCCGACTGAAGTAAAACGCGAGGAAGCCAGCAAGCTGATCGATGGAATTTTCCACCCTCAATTCCAGGAGGAAAACGATGCTGTACCATTCTGAGTCTAAAATGTTGCGAGTAAATCACCGCCATCCATGTGTCATTTGCGGCAAACCCGACTGGTGCGGATATACGGAAGACGGTACCATTGCCGTCTGTATGCGCGTTGAATCGTCACGTCCGTGCAAAAATGGCGGCTGGGTCCACATATTGCGCGAAGATTCGACGGTTCTGCGTCCTGCACGAGTTGAGCACAAGTCGGTGCTGCTGCCCGTTCCTGCGCTGGATGCCGAAATGTTGATTGCCCAATGGCGTCAGAATACCCCCGCAAATCGACGGGAAGCCCTGGCAACGATGTTGGGGGTATCGACGGAGGCGCTAACCCGTCTTGACGCGGTATGGGCCGCCAACCATAAAGCATGGGCGTTTCCGATGCGCGACGCCAGCGATAAAACCGTCGGTATTCGGCTCCGTGCCGAAGATGGCCGGAAATGGGCCGTCACCGGGTCCAAGTCCGGACTGTTTGTTCCGTCCGGGGTTGCCACCGGTGACCGGCTCTTGATCTGCGAAGGACCGACGGATACCGCCGCCGCCTTGACACTTGGTTATGACGTGATCGGCAGGCCGTCATGCCGGGGCAATACGGAAACAATACGGGATTGGCTGCGGTTGCATCGCTACGGCGAAGTCGTGATTATTGCCGACAATGACCAGCCGGACAATAAGGGTCGCCGTCCCGGACAGGATGGAGCCAGAACACTGGCCGCCGATCTGCAATGCCCCGTCCGAATGGTGATCTTGCCGGTCAAAGACATTCGGACTGCTGTTCAGACGGGAATTCCTCGCGCCGCTGTTGACGCGCTCATCAACGATGCCAAACTGCAAAAATTCAAACCGTTGCCGGAGGGAGATATTAAGCTATAACCGAATACTTCATTCACTTCGTTCATTACGTATTCGTTTATACTTAATATCTGAATATATGATTATTAATAACAGAGATAACAGTTTTAAAGCAATAACCGCACGCACGCGTACGTATGTGAGAGCCCGGCTCCAAAGATTGTCCGGGAAGACGTCAATTTCAGTATGCAGCTTTTGCGGTCACGCGTTGGATGACGCGCCGCTTAATTTGCATTCCAACCAGCGGCCTTGTCCCAACGGATGCTGCGAATATTGCTGGCATTCCCTCTACAAAACCACCTTTTTACCCAAGGAGATATTACTGTGAAAATTCTCGGTCTTGATTGTGCCACAAAAACCGGCTGGGCGGTCGCTGACGGTACCGGAAAAATTATCGAAAGCGGAGTCCAGGATTTTACCAAGAGACGCGGCGAAAGCAACGGAATCCTGTTTATGCGTTTTCGCAAATGGCTGTTAGAACTGACTACCACCACTGCCGCAAATGTAATTGCCTACGAACGCGCCCATTTTCGCGGCGGGGCGGCAACGGAATTGTGCGTGGGATTACAAACCAGGGTGCAGGAAATTGCTGCGGAAAAAAGTATCAACGTCCTGCCTATTCATACTGCGGAACTCAAAAAATATGCCACTGGCCGCGGTAATGCCGACAAATCCGAGATGATGACGACGGCTGGCCTGATCTTGGGCCGGGACCCGTTGGATGACAACGAAGCCGATGCGGTACATTTGGCCGGATTCGCGGCGCGGGAAGTGGGAGAATAAATCATTTAATTTTAACAATTTTGAGGAGAAATAACCATGAAATTAGAATCTCTTGTTCCGCCGTTGGAAGACTGCCAGAAAATTCCGAATGGCTGGTTTCCCGACAGCGCACTGGTGTGGAATATTCATGAGGGAAAAGGCGAACAATGGCACGTAGAACCCCGTAAAATTCGCAAGCCTCGGTATTATGACGGCTATGGCCGCACGAGCTCAAGCCATGCCGACATTTCCGCTCCGACGCTGGCGGAGATTATGGCGGCATTTAGGCCAAACGTTTGCTATTGCAAGATTCTCGGGAATCAAGCCACTGTGCATCTCAATTCTGACGAAGATTATGCAATATATGGAAATGAATGGGAATGTGACGAAAATCCCGCCGCTGCCGCGCTCCGATTACTGTTCAAAATTAAAGAAGCATAGACCATGAGCATCATAGAAATCTATTCAACACCAACTTATCAATCGCTTTCACACAAGTCGAAAGATGCACTGATCCGCCGGTTACTGTTGTCTTACGAAACCGAGAAACGGCTTGAACATAGAATTGTGGAATTGGAAAATGGAATTCGAGAATTTTGTAAAACTCCGTTTGCCGTCACCGTAGTTATTGACAACAAACAGCATTGCACCCCGGTAAATTGGGGTGGCAACCCGGCATTCAAGAGTTTGCGCGAACTTATTAAGGAATAGCCATGAACTTCTTACCTAGAATCATGAAACGAGCAAACGAACTCCGCGCCAGTGAGATTGTTGATGACGGGCGCGATTTAACCAGCGATTTGATCGATAACGCGGCGGTCATGATCGCCATACTCCAGATACGCGGCGAAGTCCAGCGCAATGCCGACGAAGCCGAAGCCGAAAAACGGGAAATCGAACGGCGGGAACGGGCAAAAGAACAGGGGATTGAAAAATGAAGACATTGTTGGCTGCTGACCTCTTTTGCGGTGGCGGGGGAACGTCAGAAGGAATGTACCAGGCTTGCGCAAAGCATCAGGTAGATTGCAAGGTAATCGGCGTCAATCATTGGAAAATTGCCATTGAAACCAACAAGCTTAATCACAATGGCGATTATTATTGTGCGACGATGGAATCGGTTGACCCCTGTGAAGTTGTTCCCGGCGGCTATCTCGATGTGATGTGGGCATCGCCGGAATGTACTAACCATAGTCGAGCCAAGGGTGGCAAACCTCGCAGCAATCAGTCGCGTTGTCAACCCGAAATGCTGTTGAATTGGGTTCGCAAACTGGTTGTCAAACGTTTGTATGTTGAAAACGTGGAAGAATTTTTGGATTGGGGGCCATTGCTGGCAAAAAATACTATTATTGCCGGCAAAAAATATAAAGCCGGCGATCCCGACCCGCGCAAGAAAGGAGTTTTTTTCCGCAATTGGATTGAGTCGCTGAAATGTTCCGGCTATCGGGTGGACTGGCAGTTGATGAATGCCGCTGATTTTGGAGCGCCCACTACTCGAGTACGTTTGATTGTGCAAGCGGTTCGTATCGGGATGGGCGCTAAGATTCAATGGCCGTTCCCGACTTATGCGAAGAAACCCGGATTGTTTGGCGAAAAACCATGGAAAACCGCCAAGGAAATCATTGATTGGGAAACACCCGGGAAATCAATTTTCGACCGGAACGTTCCGCTTGCGGTTAATACGTTGCGGCGCATCTATTGCGGCATTGTCAAACTGTGGGATGAAAAACACGCCATTATTTTTGCTCCGTTGCTTCAAGCGGAAATTATCAGGGCGGCCAAATATCAAACCACAAAACGCAAGGGATTTTGCCCGGTCTACGTGCTGGCAAAATTGCCGCATATTTTATCAAACGGAACCGACCTTAACGCATTTATGGTAAAATTACGCGGAACCGGAAAAACCGCAGACATCAATCAACCAACGCCCACTCTTACCGCTAGTGGTACTCACTTGGCGCTTGTTGAACCGTTTATGGCCATCATGAAAAAAAGTTCAGGAAGTCAAACGCTTAACCATCCAGTTCCTACACTTACTACCAAAGAACATGTAGCCTTGGTTGAACCGTTTATTTCTCGTTTTAATGGCGGCAATCGCAATCATCGGATTAACAATCCGCTGCCAACACAGGATACCAGCAACCGATTTGGCATTGTTCAACCAATGATTCTTGACATGTCTCATCCGTCTGATCAATCAATCAGTCGCATCTATACTGACGAAAATCCATTGCAGACATTAACGACGCGAAATAACATTGCAGTGATGGAGCCGTTGATTTTACATCAAATGTCACCGGGCCGGACCAGAACAGTCGAAGAACCGGTTCCGACCATCACAACAACGGGCGCTCATTCATTAATCAATCCGCTTATCGTGAAGTTTTACAAGGGTGGCGTCTGCAAGTCGGTTAATGAACCGTTGGACACCGTGACAACCAAGGATCGGTTTGCCGTGATTGAAGGAAATCTCTATCGCCTTGACATTCGGTTCAGAATGTTGCAGCCCTGCGAATTGGCGGCGGCAATGTCGTTTCCTTCAAGTTACCGGTTCAAAGGCAATAAAACCGAACAAGTAAAGCAAATTGGGAATGCCGTTTGTCCGGCCTTGGCAGAAGCATTAATTGATGCGGCATTAGCATCTTAACAACAGGAGTTTCCAATGAAAAAAGTAATCGTTGAAGTGGACGGTTCGCCCTGCGGCACGTGGGCAAAAGGAGAAAGATGAGCAAAAAAAGCCCGATCATCCGACCGGGCTCCATCAAACTCAATCAATATCAATTTGAGACAACTTTTACCATCTATCCACTTCCAGTTTGCTTCTTTTTGTTTTTAGATTACCCTCAATTTAAAACCATAGGAAAAGGGGTGAGGGGGCAGAAAGAGGAAACCATTAAAGGAAGGAAATAGGAGGGGGTACGGAATAAGGTGAACGGAAACCAATGTTAAGTGTTAAGTGTTAATATTTAAAAGGCGTACTCAAAATGCAACCATCAATTTCCGCAGATGATGCCATCTACAATCAAATCGAACCCCCCGCACCGTTAGAGCGTCCACCCATGGTGATTACCGGAAACAACCTTACCCGGTTTCTTCACCATCTCAATCAAAGTGGTGCCCTGTCGATTCGCGGTCAAATCATTTCCGCATGGATAACGTGTCTGCAAGGCCACGTCATTTTTATTGGCTCTGGAGATGTCCAACTTTTGGCCGCCTATACCAAACTGCCAGTCAAGACCGTCCGATGCCATTGTCGAGCGATCTCCAATCACCCCATAACCGGTGCGTATCTGCACTATCAGGGTGCCAACAAATGAAACGCCCAGGAAGACGAATCAAAGAAGCCTATCGCAAAATTATGACTCAGGCCGGCTATATCTCCGTGACAACCGCAATCCCCGCGCCTCGCATGGAAGCCGTCATCACTGCCCTCTGTAACCGCCTATGTCCGACCGAGCCACAACGCGCATATGACTATGCGTATGACCAAGTGGCACGCGCATGTGCCGGTGCAAAATACCGCGGCTATAAGCTGTCCGCATTCAAGCACGACGGACCGTTATTGACGGAGGAACTCGAGCGCGTCACCGGACGCTGCAATGTCTGCGGCCGAGTCTGCGACCCCGAACACAACGACACCTGCCGTCAATGTGCCTCTGAACCTCGCGGATTGTCACAATCCATGACACAATCTCATAATCTCACCTCGGAGCAACAGCATAACAAGCAATAGGTCTGTCACATCATGGCAAGCGATGCGACCGACAGCGGCAAGGGGGTGGGGCGGGGCTGCCAGGGGGCTCCGACCCCGCCGGGGGCGACGGGGCGTCAGGGTGCTCCACGGAAATTCGCCTCAAAGTTGCCGTTTGTAACACAACATCCGGGTACAGTATAGGAGGTTGTGTTATGGCATCAAAGACATTTACGGTACGCATCGAGGAAGATTTGTTGGCTGCGGTAGACAAGAAACTTGGCAAGACGGTCAAGGGCAAAGGGGAAGTCAATCGGAACGCCTACATTGTGCAACTGATTCGGGACGATCTGAACCGGAAACCGGCGGCGGACGAAATGGGGGCCAAGGATAAGGCGAAGGTGTTCGATCAGGAAACGAAGATTTCCAAGTTGGTCAACGATGCATTGTTGACGGAATTACAGAAGCGAGATGGAAAGGTATTCGATAAACTTTCCAACGATGAGTTGGCAAAGTTGGTGATGCAGCAGCTGCCGAAGCCGAAAGATGTCGATGCCGACTTAAAGACGGACTATCTGAGTTTGACCGAAGCATTGCAACGGTTGCCGAGTGTCGAAGACATTACCGCCGAGCTGGCAAAAACCAAGCAGCAACTTACCAAGGCGCAGGGGGAAATTGAAGTCAATGCGATTATGATGCAGTCGTTGCGGAACCAGATCAAGGGGCAGAGTCCGGAAGCGTGGGAAAAGTTCCACCAGGCGGCGGACCGGCTGGCGGAACTGGCGGCGAAAAATATTACGGAAGGGACGGCGCGGGGACTTGAGATTGAGTTTCTGCGACCGTTGATTGTATCATGACCGACGTGACGCCGGGCAATCTTGACCGGGCCTTGAATCAGTTGGCGTTCTGGCTGCGGCGCTGGAAGCAGTATCCGCTGGCATACGTGATCGAGTGTATCGGCGATGTGCCGACGTACCAACAGTCGGCAGTGTTGTCTGCGTTGCCGCGCAAACGTTTTGTAGCGGTGAAGTCGGGGCATGGCGTCGGCAAGACCAAGTTGTTGAGTTGGGCGGCAAACTGGTATCTGGACACTCATATGCAACCGGGAAAGCCGTGCCGGGTACCGATTACGGGGGCGGCGTTTGACCAGTTGACGGACTGTCTGTGGCCGGAAATGTCGGCAACGCTGGCGAAGAAGCAGCAGAATTTTCCATTTCTGGCCAGCCGGTACGAACTGCAAAGCGGGGGAACGTATTTCAACAAAGAGGCGAAAGACAGTTGGTTTGCAACGCTGCGGACGGCGCGGGATGACAAACCGGACGCGTTACAGGGGTTTCACGACTGTTTTTTCTTGATCGACGAATGGTCCGGCGTGCCGGATTCGGTTTTTGAGGTGGCGCGTGGAGCGATGGGGGACCCGGGCAGTATGGGGTTGATGATGGGGAACCCGACGACGAACAGCGGGTATGGGTACAACATTTTCACCAAGGGAAGCCGGGTCTGGAAAACTTTTACGTTCAGTTCACTGGATTCGTTGAGCGACACCGAATACCGCTATCCGTATGTCGATCCGTGGGGAAACGTCATCATCATCAAACATTTCGGACGGCAGACCCGGGAGTGGGCCGCCGACATGAAAGATGAATTCGGCGAAAATTCGAATACGTACAAAGTCCGGGTGTTGGGTGAGTTCGGTTCCGGGACGATGGACTGCATCATTGAACCGGCCTGGATAAAACCGGTCTGGACGAATCCGATTCCGGCCAAGACGGGGCGGCGGGTAATGGCGGTGGACGTGGCGCGGTCCGGCAACGACGACTCGGCGCTGGTAGTCCGGGATGGGCGGACGGTCGAGCACGTCGAAAGCTGGCACGGGGCGGACACCGTGGAAACGCGAGTTCGGATTCAGGCCCGGCAAGCGGAATTCAAATGTCAGGAAATCGACATCGACATTATCGGCGTGGGGGCCGGCGTCTACGATGAATTGCGGTTTCAAGGGTATCCGGTGTTGCCGGTGACGGTCAGTGAAAAAGCGCCGGACGGATTCAAACCGAAGTGCAAGAGTCTGCGCGATGCGTTGTGGTGGAAAGGGCGGATGTGGTTTAAACAGGCGGGAATTCATTTTGCCGGTAACGATAAAGACCCGGAATGGGCGGGACTGGCAGAGGAATTGAGCAAGCCGACTTATCGTTTTCTTGGCGGTAACGTGGTGGTCGAATCGAAAGACGAACTGAAAGCGCGCAGCGTTCCGAGTCCGAACCGGGCAGACGCGTTTTTGATGACGCTGGCGCATGACAATTTTTCCGGAATTATGGTTCCGGCCCGGACTCCGCAACAACTGCTGGCCGTCCGGCGCAGATTGAATGAAAGTTGGCGTACTTTATAGATTTTCGCCTCAACGTTACGTTCGCGAAGACAACTCGCGTGAATTGATAGAAGGAGTAATCAATTCTCATGAGCGAATCGCGGACCATCAATCATAAGTTTTTCCGCTGGCTGACGGCGGCGGAAAACTTCGAACGGAAATGGCGGAAGGACAACCAGCGGAATTTCCAATATTACGACGGTAAACAGTGGACCGACGAAGAATTGGAAGTGTTCGAAAAACGCGGTCAGCAACCGACCGTCCTCAACGTCATTCGTCCGACCATCGATATGGTGCTGGCGTTGGAAAACGACAAACGCGCCGATCTGCAAATCTGCGGGCGCAACGCCGACGACGACCGGGTGGCCGATCTGCTCACCGAACTTTTGAAACAGGTTTTTGACGCTTCCGACGCGGATTACTTCACGTCGGCGGCATTTCGGGAAGGGATTGTCGGGGGACGCGGTTGGCTGTTTGTGGACATCGATCCGGAGGAAGACACCGACCAGACTGACGCAGCCGACCGCGAACCCCGGCAGATTTTGTTCAAGTGGGTGCCTTGGGAAGAAGTTTACATTGACCCGTATCACCGGCGGCCGGACGGAACCGACGCCCGGTTCATCATTCGAAAACAATGGATGGACCGGGACGAAGTGAAAGAACGCTGGCCGGATCAGGTGGAAAAAATCGATACCGCGTTCAACGAACAGTATCTCGGCGTTGAATATGCCGCCCAGCGGGACGCGCCGGACCGGGCGACGGAAAACTTTTACGACCCGCATTCCGGGCGAGTGTGTCTCTGCCATTGCTGGTACCGCAACGCCAAGGGACAGTTGCGATATGTAATTTTCGCCGATGAAATTTTTCTTTACGGCGATCCGGAAGACGAAAGCAAGAATGAACCGCCGTCCGAAATCAACTCGTTTCCGCTGATTCCGTTCTATGCGTTCCGAACCTGTGAGGGCGTACCGCAAGGGCTGGTAACGTATCTCCGCGACGCTCAAGACCAGATCAATAAGCTGAATTCGAAGTACCTGTGGAATCTGAGTTCCAATCGAATGATTTACGAAGACGGCGCCCTAGCTCCCGGAGTATCGCCGGAAGAAATGGCGGCGGAATACCAGCGTCCGAACGGGATCGTCCGACTGGCCGAAAACGGTTTGAACAAGATTCGGACGGAAGACAAGCTCAAAGAAAGTTCGTTTCTATCCAACCAGTTGCAGTTTTTGTTGACGATGATTCAGCGCATCAGCGGCGTCAATGATTCGATGCTCGGATACGGCGGAACGAACGAACGCAGCGCCACCCAGCAGCAGAACCGGATTTTGCAGGGGGCGTCGATGCAGACGCAAATCCTTGAGAATTTGCATTTTGCCAAAAAACAGGCGGCGCAAGTGGTGTTGGAATTGATCGGCAAACATTACACGCAGGGGATTATCATCCGCATCACCATGCCGAATCATACGTTCCAGTACCAGGCGCTCAATCAGCCGGTCGTCAACGAAGCCGGAGCGCCGCTGACCAATGCCGACGGTACGCCGCAGATTCACAACCGCATCGGCGACATCATGCGTTTTGACGTGGTGTTCCGGGCGGTTCCGCCGTTCAGCACGGTGCGCGAACGGACGCTGGAAGTATTCTCCGAAGTCGCCAAGAGCGGCGTTCTGCCGCCGCAAATCGTTTCGTATGTCATGCTGGAACTGAGCGACATTCCGCACAAGCGCGAATTGATGGCGCAAGCTCAGGCGTATTACCAGCAGCAACAACAGCAAGCACAAGCACAAGCTCAACAGCAGCAGCAATTAACACAAGCCCAGACCGAGCAGGCGCAAGCTCAGACTCAGGCGGTGTCTGCTCCTGCCGGTGGGCAATGAGTTTAAAACCGGCGTCCGTCCGTCTGTCGGAAGACAATTCACGGTCGGCAGCCAAGAAGGACAAACAACATGGACGAAAAAGATCAGCAGCAACAGGACAGCGGTAACTCTGAAAACAGTGTGTTGGCCAGTTTGGGATTGCATTCGAGCGATTCCGAACCGGACGCGAAACCGGCTACTCCCCCGGACGAAGATTCTTTGCCGGATTCGGATGACGCCGGATTTGCCGACGACGACCACGACGACCAGACGGCGACCGCTGCCGAAAAGGAAAAAACGGAGCACCCCGTTGCGACCCCGGACTCGGCCAAAAAGCCGGAACCGGATTCGTCGAAACCGGCGGCAACGTCGTCCGACGCGGACCAACTACGGGCCGAATTGGCGCAGCGAAACACCGAACTGGAAGCGGAACGCAAACGCGCTCACGACAACCAGGCGGCCTACACCAAGGCGCAGCAGCAGTTGAAAAAACTGCAAAAGGAATCCGGCGGCGACAATTGGTTCAGCGATGACGACGACACCGGACGCTCTGCCGACGATGCTCAAACTACTGCCGATCACACAGCCGACAAATCGCAACCCCCGGCGGAAATCACGAAATTGCAGCAGCAAATCCAGCAGATCGAGCAGGAACAGCAGCAGCTTCGGATTGAACGCTGGCACAATGCGGAAGCCGCCGTAAAGACGGCGCATCCGGATTACGAGGACGTGGTTTACAAGTTGTTGGAACCGGCCATGCAAAAGGGTGACGCCCAGGCGGCCATTCTTGAAAAAGAATTCAAAGCCAAGGGGGCATCGCCGGAAACGGCGTATCAGCTCGGTTTGCTGTTGCGGAATCTCACCGCGCCGCAACCGGCGGCAACGCCATCGAACAACGACAAAAACAAGGCCGCCCGAATTGCGGCGGCCAAAGCAGCGGCGGGAAATTCCGTCACGCCGGGCAGTGGAGGAAACTCCAAACCGGCGCTGTCGGTGCTTCAACGCTTGACTGCGTAAAATAAGGATTTGTAATCATGGCCTGTTTTATCCGAGGCACGGACGATGACCGGACGCCGGTACAGCACAGCAACGACATTTTCGAACAGTATCTCAAGAATTTTTCGCTGCTGCCGCTGATGGGTAGTAAGGATTCCGGACGTCCGATCATTACCGACGACACGTTGAAGGGCAAACCCGGTGACACCGTGGTGTACCACTTCATTCCGCAGAACGACGACGACGGCATTGTCGGTCAGAACAAAACCATCACCGGGAACGAAAGTACCCTCGATGAAATGACCGACAGTTTCAAGCTGGAATACGTGGCGAAAGCGTTCAAGAAAAAGGGACAACTGACCGACAAGCGGATTATCTGGGATTTCCGCAAACAGGCCAAAAACCAGCTTGCCAACTGGTATAAAGCCCGTTCCGAAGTCTGGATGTTCGACGCGCTGACCGGGCTGATTACCAACGGTTTGGACTACATCACCGGGTATAACCCGAAAACCGGGCTGGGCGGTGACGGCGTTGCGCTGGTCAACGGCGAAGGCCGTTGCGTTCGGGCTGACGGTGCGAATTCCTGGGCGACGGTGGCGGCGGCAAGCTCGACCAATACCGCGTTGCTGGCGGCCATGGATACGACCGACGTGATGAACACGTATCTGTTGGACGAACTTTCCCGGTTGGCGGTGGAAGGCAACGGCACGTACGCCATTGCGCCGTACAAGCTCAATTCCAACGGGGAAGAAATGTACGTGCTCATCATGAGCAAACAGGCCGCCCGGACGCTGCGGCAGGATTCCCGGTTTGAAAAGTACGCGGTGGCCCGGATTACCAGCGGCATTTCCGCCGAAAAGGACCCGATCATCAGCAAAGCGATGGGAATCTGGGGCAACCTGATTCTCATGGAAACCAGCCGGATTCGGAAGTTCCAGAATACTGACGGAACCAAGGTTTTCAGCCGCAATCTGCTGCTCGGGGCGAACGCCGCCGCGCTGTGCTACGCGCAGACGCTCGATTACCGGGAAGAACTCAGCGACTACGGCAACCAGTTGGGCATGTGCGCGGACGAAATCCGGGCGCAGAAAAAGCTGGTGTTCGACGGTGTGGACCAGGGCGTGATGCAGGTCATCACCTCCAGTCTGTAATTCAACCCGCCGGGCGGCGAACCCGCCCGGCTTATTCAAGGAGAAAAAAATATCATGGATGCGACCTCTTATATTTCCCGGCAGAACGCGCCGTATCAGCTTCAGAAGATCGGCAACGACGATCTCTATATCGTCGATGTGACGGCGGTCAACGGACTGACGGCAATCGGTACTCATAATCTGGTGGCGATTCCCAAAGGCAAAACGCTGAAACGCGCCCAGGCAATCATTCTGACGGCCGCCGCCAGCGCCGGAGCCGCTACCGCGAAATTCGCCATCGGCGCCAACGCGGTGACCGGCGATATCGCGCTGGCCAATCTGGTGGCCGGAAACGTGATCGACATTCTGCCCGGCGCGACCGGAATTCCCGCCTATGCCGCTGCCGCTGCTATCGATCTCAATCTGGTGATCGGCACGGCGGCGATGACGGCGTTCAAGTTCGCGTTGCTGGTGGAAACGGTGGACATGAGTGAAGTGCTTAACAACGGCTGACGGGTGGAATCACCGCGGTTGAGCGATAACGGAGATACGGACAGATGACGGTAGCTGCATTCAATGCGATTCGGGCGCGGATTCGGAGCGCGTCGGCGGATGCCGACGGGATTCGCTGGCCCGACAGCGAGCTGGATACGTATATTCAGGAAGCACAGGACGAAGCTGCCCGTATCGCCGGATTGTTGATCGACCGCTACGCGCTGACCACCACGGACGGCAACGGGGTTTATGAGTTGCCGTCGGATGCGTGGCGGCTGTTGCGGGTGCTCGATGCCGACGGCAACGAAGTGCCGCAATATCCGTTTGCCGAAATTCAAAAACATCTGGGGGCCGACTGGTTGCGGCAGACCGGCGATATGGTCCGGTTTGTCGTAACCGATTTTGACGACTGGAATTTTTTTCGTCTGGTTCCCATTCCGCCGGCGGCAACGGCATTTACCGTGGAATACGTACGGCGCAGCACCGACGGTAAGCTGGAAATCCCGGACGTGACGTTGTGCGCCGATTATGCGTTGGGCGCGGCTTGGCTGCGGGACCGGGACGACCGGGCAACCGCATGTTCCGGACGGTTCACGTCCCGGTTGGGTTGGCAACGTTCGCGCGGCAGCGCCCGAATCGGAAGGGGGACGTTTTTCTGATGGACTATGCAACGGCATTGACGCGGTTACGGCTGCTGCTGGCCGACCCTGACGGGGCCGTCTGGCCGGACAACCGACTGACGGACTATCTGGGCCGGGGACAAAACGAATATGCCAGGCAGACCGGGTGTTTACGGCGGTCGTTTGAAATTTGTCCGGAATTGGACGGCAGTTATCGTTTTCCGCCGAATTATCTGCGTCCGGTTTACGGACTCAACAGCAATACCGAGCCGGTTCGGAAGATGGCGCGAAGCAAAGTGCTGGAGATTACCGGCGACGACGATTTGGCGGCGGTTGGCGTGCCAGACGCGCTTTACGAACTGGGGGCAGGTCAATACGGCGTTTATCCGGTACCCGATCAGGAGCCCGATTTTCCGGCATTCGATGACGATTACGGTATTCTGGAAATGATTCAGGATTATGACGACGACGGCAGCGGGTATGAGTTCCGGGACATCGGCGACGATACGGCGGTTCAATTGCTGGATGCCGGAGCGTATGAAATGTCCGATTTCTGGGGCGTTATTTGCAGCCTGGACGACAATGTTTTCGAATCGGAATGGGGGACGGTTCGGGATTTGACGTGGTTTACGGCGGCGGCGACGATCTGGCATCAGCGGTTGCCGGATGAACATGTGTGGGAAATCGGCGATTATCTGGCGGCGGTGTACTATGCGGCGGCGCTGGCCTACGAGGAACAGATTGACCGGCGCGATACCAATTTTGCCGCCGCGCTACGGCAGATGGCGGCGGGGCGCATGGCGGAACGCCGGTCGAATAACGATTACTTGCAAACCGATCAATCGAGGTGGTTTTAATGTCTACGGTACGCATTCGCAAACGTTCGATTTTACAGGAAGATATTGCGTTCGACGACAACGGAACCGGCGCGACGGAAAATTTCGTAGCGTCGGACGGCAGCAGCAAAAGCGGTCACAAAATCAATGCCGGAATGATCCCGATTCTGACGGCGCTCTCGGCGCTGTTGGGAGCGTCGAATGTCAATTCGGCGCTGACCGCGTTGTATAAAAAGATCAATGCCGCCGGTGGCGCGGCCACTGAAACCAGCGCCGGGATTGCCGAAATCGCTACCCGAACGGAAGTTCAGGCCGGAACGGACAATACCAGAATCGTCACGCCGTACGGACTGGCCGGACTAACGGCAACGTCCGCTCTGGCCGGGCTGGTCAAGCTGGCGACCGAAGACGATTTGACCGACGGTACGAACACTTCCAGTGTGGTGACGGTGGGGATTATCGGTCATTTGTTGTGGCCGGCGGGAAGCGTTCGGCTATGGATGCTGGAGGCCGTACCGACCGGCTGGCTGGAATGCAAAGGCCAGTTAATCAGCCGGGAAAACTTTTCCGATTTGTGGGATGCCGTGAAAAGTGAAGCCATTGACGACAGCGTTTGGACCGATGGGCAGTTCGGCAAATTCAGCAAGGGCGACGGGGCAACGACGTTCCGGTTGCCGGACGCTCGCGGCATGTTTCCGCGCTTTGCCGACCATGGACGCGGCAAAGACCCGGACGCTTCCAGCCGGACCGGCGGCGATACGGTCGGGAGCGTCCAGGCGGATTGCGTCGGCGCGCATACTCACGATGTACAGGCCAATGCCGGCAGCGACAGCGGCGGCGGCGCGATCACCAATGGCGGCAGCAGCGAATCGCAAACAATTGCCGATGCCGCGCTGGAAAATGACGGCAACGAAACACGCCCCGTCAATATTGCGTTATCGCTGATTATCAAATACTGAGGCGCAAAATGGCGGAAAAATTCATCAGTGTCAATAATTTCAGCGGCGGCGCCAATAATTTTACATCGCCATTGCTGCTGCAAAATCAGGCGCAGAAATTACTGAACGTTGCTGTTGTTTCAGGTGTCATGACTTCGATTGACAATTGTACCGACACCAATTTAACCGACCCGACCAGCTTAAAACATTATGGCGCTGCCAACAAGTCGGCAGTCAAATGGTTTGGCAACTGGTATTGGAGCATCAACAATGCTACCGCATCGCCATACTACGGCGGAGATGATTACGTTCCCGGCATTCCGTATCCCACCCATCCGCCGACGATGGAAAAGGTCTTCGACGCCAACAGCGGATTGACGGCGGGAGGAACCTACAAATACTGCATTACCTGTCTCAACAAAGACGAATGGGAATCCGCGCCGGGCGATACGGTCAACAAGCCAACCGAATGGTACAACGAAATTATTCTGCCCGGCAAGAACGCGCCGAAGCTGACCAAAATCGTTGGCAACGGAACGACGGCGGTAGCAACGCTGGCGGACGATCAGGAGCATACGTTTGTGGTTGGCGATAAAGTCACAATTGACGGCACGACAGCCTATGACGGTATTGTGACCTTGACGGCGGTAACGGATACGACGACAACAAATGGGACCGTAACCAATGCAACACTGTCGTGGGCGTCCACGTTGACGACCACGGAAAGCAATTTGTCGAACGCGACGGCAACACTGGTCGTGTTTAAAGTGACCGTGACTTTGCCGTCCGTGCCGAATGGGACCGTGACTATTCGGCTGTACCGCACGGCATCGGACGGCGCGACGTTTTATCTGCTGGAAGAATTTGCGGCTTCGCTGGCAGGCAGCACGTATGACGATACCGAGGCTGATTTGACCCTGTTGGAAGGCGACACGATGACGACGGAATATTATCTTCCGCCGCCGGACGAAGGAAAATACTTGACGCAGAACAACGGCTATTTCTACCTGGCGGTAGATGAAAAGCTGTATTATTCCATTGTTGAAAATCCTCACGCCTGGAACCCGAGCAGTTATATCACGTTCGATGACGACATTACGGGTGTGGTAGCGGAGTTTCAAGGGTTGCTGGTGTTTACCGCCAATCGGGTTTACCGGCTGACGGGAACGGATGTTTCCACCTTCAACCGGCAGGAAATTCCCGGTCAGCAGGGGTGTCAGAATTATCTTACGATTGCCAAACTGAGCAATGCGCCGATCTGGGTAAGCAACGACGGTATTTGTTGTTGGGACGGGTCCAGCGTCAAGATTGTGACCAACCAGCGGTGGACGATTGATTTTACGCCGGTCTGCGCCATCGGGGCCAATGATATTTACTATTTATTCTACGATACCGGATGTTTAGTCTACGACGTTCGGCACGGCGGCATCTTTTACGAATACGACTTCGAGGCGGTGACGTATGCCTGGTATGACGTGGACCGGGATATCGTCTATTTGCTGAAAGACAGCAGCATCTACACGCTGGACGGCGGCGATCAACTGCAAGCGGAATACCGGTCCGGCAATCTGGGCAACCTCAGCACCTTGTCGCTGAAAGAGTTGAAGTCGTTTATTGTTAATTCCGACGGGGAAGTTTCCGTCATGATCTACCGCAACAACGGCGATTCGATTACCTCGCTGGACATCATCGGAACCGGTCGCCGCCGGGTCTGGTTGCCGACCGGTCTATACGCCCGTGACGCCGAAGTGGAATTGCAGTGGACGGGAACCGTCTATGAGTTCGGTTTTGGCGTGGCGGAACAATCCGTCACGTAATTACAGAGAGGTACACGATGACGGACGCGGAAATCAAACGTTATGTGGAAGACGCGGTTCGGCAACTGCGGACGACAATGAACGTACGCATTACCAAGTTGGAGTCTTCCGGCAGCAGCACGAGCAGCACAACCAAAAGCAGCAAAAAAACGAGGTGACATATGGGTGGCGGTGGCGAAACATCCGGTAGCAGCAGTAGCAGTAGCGCTCTGTCTTCGCTAGCGGCAGCACAGCAAACAATTCTCGAACAGCGGGAAAAAGATTACGAAAATATCTACCAGCCGTATCTGAACGGAGCGCTGAAAAATGCGTTCGGCAGCAATACGCTGGCGACCAATTATATGAAGACCCAGGCCGACGGCATCAACCAGCAATACAATCAGAGCAAAACCAGTTTCAGCCAGTCCATGGCGCAGCGGGGATTGTCCGGAAGCGGCGCGGAAGCACAGGGATTGTCGTCGCTGGAATCGACCAAGGGTCAAACGCTGGCCAACGCTTCGGCGGCGGCGCAGCAGTACCAGACCCAGCAGCAGAACTCTTTGTTAGGGATGGCACTCGGCGCGTCTCCGACGCCCACTCAGGCGGCTCCGGTACTCAGCAGCGGTAGCAGCAGTAATAGTGGGTGGAATTTCAATGTTGTCTAGTATTGAAATATTACCGCCTGACCGTTTTGCAGTTCGGGTTATGTGCCATCTGCTGACGCGGGAACATGTATTCAAAAATCTTAATCCCGACTGGCAAAGTTTATCTGGGCTCTACGATTTGTTGCGGGAAATTGAACAAGGGACGGTCCGGGTTTTTGCCGCGTTCGACGATGCCGGAAAACCGCTGGGAGCGTGTTGGGGGCGAATGATGGAAGACGGACTTGGTTGGTGGAACCATTCGGCATTTCAGCGCGGCGTCAATGCGTTAGCGTTGAGCATAGCGATGGCGGAACGACTCAAAACGGAGTTTCACGCACGTTATATCGCGGCGTCCATTCCGAAAAACAACCGGGCGGCAAATCTCTATGCGTTGCGGTTCGGTTGTCGCCAGACCGGAAACAGCGCCGACGGTAAATACAATCTCTACCGAAAGGATTTGTAATATGGGCAATACGTTGAGCAATAGCGGCATTCAGCCGAGCAACAATGATACCAATCAGATTACGGCCAATTATACTCCCGCCAATCAGAGTACCGGAGATAGCACCATCAGTGATAGCGTTGCGTCCGGAATGAATCAGGCCGGCAGCTATCTGGCCGGGTTGGGAAGTGAAGTTGGCGGCGGGTTGGCTCAAGGAGCAAGCCGCGTTGGCGCGGCAATGGGCGTTGCGCCGTCTGCCGACGGACAATATCATGCCGGTGATATTGCTCAAAATGTCGGTGAAAAATTGGTTTCTACAATCGCATCCCGGCACGGAAACGGCAGCAGTTCTGCCGGTAACAATGCAAGTTCGTCGTCGGCAACCGTAACGCCGAGTAACAGCAGCAGCAATAGCAATGACGGCAGCGGTAATGTTCGTGCCAAATCGGGAACGTCCAACGTTCCGGAAGCCATGCGGCAGCCGTCGAGTCAGCCGGTACAACCGGTGGTTTCTCCGACGCCGCTGTTGTCGTTTTCCGACGCATTCAACAACAACTTAACTCAAAAGGCGTAATTATGGCTGATACCAACGATAACGCCAGTTATCTGGCAAGTTTATTGTCCTCAGAAAATAATACAGAAGCAACGACACCGGTTGCCCCGGCTTCGGATTACGACCCTGCCGCACAACGGAGTTATCTGGCCAATGTCGGGTATCGTTTCTTAGATGCCTTGGAAAGTTCATCCCGTGCCGGGCGAGTTGCCATCCATCCTTTTTACGAATCGGACGCCGAACAATTTCAAAACGAGGCGATGTCCAGACAACGGCGTAACTGGGCATTATCCGATCAAACGCTACCGCAACAGCAACAATTACAGCAGTTACAGTTGGCAAATGGTATCGCCGACCAACAGTTTGCCGCGCAGACGCGCCCCGGGAATCAGGCCAACGCGCTGAAACAGCAGCAGCTTACCAGTACCGGGCTGGACAATGCCATTGCCAATCAGCCACAGCAAAATCGGTTGTCGCAGATGAGAACGCAGTCGGAAATCGACGATCTGACGGACAAGAATGCTATGCGTTCGGATAGTAATGCGCTTCGTCGTTACCAGATGCAAAATACGTTGGACACCAACTACGACAAGGCCAATGCCGATATTACCAATGCATTGTCCCAGCAAATGAGGATGCAACAGTTCAACAAAATTCCTCAGTTTGCGGCAATGTCAATTCCGGAACAGAATGAGTTCATGCAGTCTGACTCGGTACAGAATTTACTCAAAGTTCAGACGGCGGAAAGTTTGTACTATAAAGCATCAAAAGACCCGCAACATTATGGCGATCAGTTAGCGCGATTCATGCAGCAAAACGGGTTGGATTACAAGCAGGTTTCCGGCGGTCGTGAACTGGTGGCGGACTTGGCCAACGATAAAGATTATGATCTGGCGTATGACAACTTTGCTCAGGTTCACAATCAAGTTATGCAAGCAGCCGCCGACGAACTCAAAGCACGAGCCATGCTGTCCGGTGCGCAAGCCAGCGTAAAGGGCGGAGACCTGGCAAATTTAACTACGACGTTGAACCCGTATATCCACAGCACCAAAGAGCAAATTCAGGCCGTTCGACAATTTTACGGCACGTTGCAACCTGATGAAATTAATACTCATTTGCTTGCCGCCGGATTGAAAACGGCATTGTCGGACGGGCGCTTGACCAATCAGGAAAAACAGATGCTTGCCCCGCAATTACAGTCTTTGGCGCAGCAAGGCGGTTTCAAGGTGGAATTGCCTTCCGATGGCAATCCGATGAATTGCCAGATTATCTATTCCGATGGTTCGAGATTGACGTTACCGGCTTTTGCCGACGATTTGCAGAAACGCGATCCGGTTCCGGATAAGTGGAATGATTACGTCGGCGGTATTGCCGTGCGAACCAAGGAAGGACAAGAATACTACGCTCAGCAACAAGCCAAAGTCAAATTTGCACAAGATAAAATTTCTGCGGCCAAGGCGGGATTTGATGTTGGTGATCTGACGAAAGACCCTGCTCAACAACGGACACTGCTTACGGCTTATCAGAATGCGGTTTCCGACGCGGCAACTCAATATGCTTCTACCGGAGATTACGGGGCGGCGCAAAAGGTTTACGAAGACAACATGAAAAAGGCCGGAGTGTCTCAAAACCAGATACCGTCGTTCAAGGAATCCGAAGCCACACAACAGGCAGTCGCATTGCTTGATAGACAGTTGCATCCGTTACAGTTGCAATCCGGTAAACTGGCGCAGCAAACGCCGCGTGGAGCGCCGTTTGTTCCGAACAGTGTTGACAATGCGGCTGAAAAAATCAATGCCGAACCATCGCTGGAAGGTCCGGGAATGTTTCTGGCCGGAGTTTCGACCGACACTGGCGATGCTCGATATTACCAGAATCTCGACCAGATTCAAAAACTTCAAGATCGCAAAGGCGAATTACTGGCCGCGCTGTCGGCGCATAAGCAGGCTCAAACGCAACAGCAAAACGATAAAGCAGCCCGGCAACAGCGGTTGGCTGCATTTAATCGAGGCAAATAATCATGGCTGAACAAGTATTTCGGATTCCCACTCAGGCAGAACGCGACGACATCTTGCGGAGTTATGGCGGATTGCCGCCGGAAAAAAGCGGATTCATCGTTGAAACCGGAAAAGCGCTGGCCAATGGCGCATTGAGCGCGGCCCAATCGGTTGCCAATACCGCCGATAAGCTTGACTTGCCGGGCGGCGAAGCGGCGCACCAGGCAATCAATGATTTTGCCGAATCGCACCAGAATCTCAACGACTATCCCGGTTACAGCCCGACAAATCTCAGCGACCTGCCGCGCACCATCGGCAAGGGCTTGGGAAACGCGGCGGGGCAAGTCGGCATCGGCATCGGCGCGGCGGCGGCATCGGGCGGCAATCCGCTGGTGGTCGGCGGGGCACTCCTGGGAGCCAACGCGGCGCAGATGTACGGCGATACCGTGGACGACATGCGCAAGACCATGCCGGTCAATACCAGTCCGGCGCAGATTGAAGCATTGGCAACGGCTTCCACCGGGTTACAGTCGATGATTTTTTCCGGCCTTGGGCCGGGTGCGATTGCGGGACGGGCGGCAAGTCAGATTGCCAATGGCGCAATTCGGGACACGACGCGAAAATTCGGGACTCGGATAACGCTTGACGCGCTGAAAGGCGGCGGCGAAGCGGGGAGCGCCATGGTAATGGCCGATCTGGCCAATAACATGGTCAAATACGGCGCGGGGTCTGACATTGATTTGAACGCCGACGATCTGGCAAAAACATTTGCCGCCGGCGCATTTCCCGGTATGGTGATGGGCGGGGCCGGAAGCATGGCAAAACGAATGGCCGTACGCAATCCGGATCAGACCGGGGCGTTGCCGGACGATGCGGCAAAAGTTGCCGCCGATCAAAGCGACTTTATCCCGCCGGACGCGGAAACACCGGTAGCGACTACAGAGACACCGGACATTACCGCCCGTGCTCCGGAAGCGGTTCCGGATGCCGTGGCGTCAGCGGGCGACAATCCGGCGGTAACAGAGCCCGCCGCCGCAGTCGAACCGGTCAACCCGCCGACGCCGTACAATACCAAACATTTTACCGCCGTTGAAACGCCGGACCCGGACACGGTGTCCGACCTGCGGCAGACGGTCGCCGGTATGAATGGCAATCCGGATCGGGTGCAGATTGTTCAGCCGCGCAGTACCGCCGCTCGGACCATGGCGGAAGCAACCAAAGAATTGACCGGACTGGAACCGGTCTATTTTCATTCCGACGACCCGATCAACGCCACTTTGACCGGGAAAAATCGGCTGTACGTCAATGCCGACACCACGGCGGAACATCCGGCGATTGCCACCGGCCACGAATTCGGTCACTATCTCGAACGGCAGTACCCGGACTTGTACCAGACGTTCCGACAAGCGGTCATCGATCACGCTTCGGAAAATCACAGCGAGATGCTGAATCGCATCGGCAAGACCTATGCCGACCGGGGCATCGATCTTTCCGAACCCGCCCGGCAAAGTGAATTTGCCAATGATGTTTTGGGCGAACGGTTTGTCGATCCGCAATTCTGGCGTGACCTCGGCAACCGGCTGGAAAGCCAGCAGACCGGGCTCGGTCATCGGCTGGCGCAAGCGGTGATCCGGTTTGTAGACACGATCAAGGGCAAGATTAAGAGCTTGACCGGGGCCGGAAACTATATCAAGAATCTGGACAAGGTGCGGTCTGCCGCCGTCGATATGGTGGCGGAATACCGAAAACGCAAAGTTGACAACTCCGAGGTTAAATCTGAAACAGCGGCGGAAAAAGTCAAGCCGCTTGAGGTCATGCCGCAAAAAGCGCCGGTTGACAGATTTGAGGCATTGACGCCACAGGGCAATGTCAAAGTATCGGGACGTTATCGAATTGCCGACGCCGACCAGGTAATGACATCCGACCATCCGGCCTATAACCAAGCCTATCAGCCGCGCAATCGCGATACGGTGTCCAGCCGGGCGCAGATTGAAAAGATGGCGGCGCATATCAATCCGTCGTTGTTGCAGGAATCGCCGCTGACGGATACCGGTGCGCCGCTGGTAGATAGAAACGGGCAAGTAATCAGCGGGAACGGGCGTACCATGGCACTGCGAAAAGCATACGACACCGGCAAGGCCACCGATTATGTCGCTGCCGTTCATGATTTTGCCCGGCAACGCGGAATCGAAGTTCCTGCCGAAGTCAAACGTCCGGTGTTGGTTCGGGAGATTGCGCCGGACCATGACGCCGATCTTGCCCGAATTGCCGAATTGTCCAACCGCGACAATAAATTGCAGCGGACGGCGGCGGAACAGGCGGAAGCCGATGCCCAGGAATTGATTAAAGGTAATTTGCTCGATCATTTCAATCCCGGCGAAGACGGTGAAATCCTGACGGGCGGAAACAATGACTTCAACCGGGCGTTCGTTCGCACGGTGGGCGATGCGTCGTTATTGAATTCCGACGGCTCTTTCAGCCCGGCAATGGAACAGCGGGTACGCTATGCGGTGTTGGGTGCTTTACTGCACGGAGAGCCCGAAAGCCGTCAACTGTTGGCCACGTTGGTGGAGCAGCGTTCGGTATTGGGAATAAAACGTCAGGTGGACGGCGTAATGTCGATGTCCGGGCAGGTGCTCAAGCTGGCCAACGATAAACCGGAATACGACATTCGGCACGATCTGGCGCAAGCGCTCAGAGATTATGTGGATTACCGCAAGGCGATCATGCGCGGCGAAGTAAAAACGCTTGACGATTATTTATCGCAAGGGTCGTTGTTTGACGCGCCGAGTTCAACTGCCGCCAGTGATTTTATTCTGGCACAGCTTGACAAAGCGTCGTCGATGAAACAGATTAGAGAATGGCTGGGCGATTTTGTGGCTCGCGGACAGCGGACGGATAATCAGACGTCCGACCTGTTTGGAGCAGAACCGCCGGTCAAAACGCAACTGCTGCATGATGCGGCAAAGGAAATCGATCATGGCCAAGAAGCCGACTTGTTCCAACCGGAAAGAACGGTTGCAGCAAATGATGCAAAATCCGCAGACGCCGAAAGAAAAACTACTGGTGGCGACGTTGCCGACGCAACCGAACACCAAGAAGAAGTAAAGACTGCTCCTGTCCGTCTGGACAATATTGAAGCCGAATTACGTCATATTATCGAAAGCGACGTGTCGGCTGTTTCTAAAAATGCGCTGATGAATCGGTTGGCCAAGAAAACCGGCCTTGATGATAAAGCGATTCAGGAAAAGATTGAATCAACGCTGGTCAAAATGGTCCGCGAAATCGACGAGCGCCCCATCGATGACGACGAAAAATTCCGCGAGATCGTTGCACTCTACAACCGGCAACCCAATCTAGCCAAACGCACCAGCACCAGTGTCCGCAATCAAGCCTACTCAACCCCGGCTCCGCTGGCTTGGATGCTCGGGAAGAGTATTGACTTGGAACACGGTCGGCATATCTATGAACCTACTGCCGGGAATGGAATGCTGGTAGCCATCGCCGATCCTAAAAAAGTTCACGTCAATGAACTTAATCAAGACCGGTTGGCGTTGCTGCATGAACATGACTTCGGAACTATTACCGACCACGATGCAACTCAATTTGTGCCGCATGAATCCGCTGACCGGATTATCATGAATCCGCCGTTCGGCGGAGTACCGGCAACGGATTATCAGGGCTTCCGAATCAGCAAGCTGGAAGATCTGATTGCGGTTAAAGCACTCGAAGCGTTGACGCCGGACGGACGCGCAGCCATGATTCTGGGAGCCAACCGGGAAGCCGGTAAACTCTCTACTGCCGATTGGGTATTTATGAATTATCTGTATAACAACTTCAATGTTGCGGATAATTTTGAAGTAGAAGGCAATTTGTATCGGAAACAGGGAGCTGGTTTTCCGGTACGAGTAATTGTTCTGAACGGTCGGCGCACCGAGACCGGCGGAACGGACGACCTTGCACCGAAAACGGTTGACAGACTGGACAATTGGGATATAATCTATAATAGAATCAAGGGGATTGAGCATGAAAATTTACCTGCATCCGAACGAACAGTTTTACCGTCTGCCGGAAATTCCGGGGACCGTGGCGATTTGTCCCCGTCTGCCGCAGAATTCGAGCGAACTGATCGCCGGGATACAGACCGCGTGGCAACGGACCATTCAGCAGGAACCCGATCCGCAACGGCTGAATTACCTCAAGGAACAAATGAACAACGCCTTGAGCCGGGACAACGTGCCGGAAACCGTACCGAACGTCAAGAGCAGCGAATTTCTGACTCTGTTAACCAGTCCGGAAATTCTGACAACTCGCGTCGAGTGGTTCCGCCAGATCAAGACGTGGTATCAGAACCACACCGCGAAACAAGTTCAACACCTGACGCCGACGGAAGCAATGCCGCTGCTGAATCTGACCGCACTGGCCGCAGAACTGTAACCGCACCTGTCGAAGTCTCCGATTTCCACCACCGCTATCAACCTCAATCCAAGGGAGCAACGCTGGATACCGTATTGCCGCGCTATATGGCGGAACCGGTAGAAAACGCTTTGTCCAAACTGGCGGAAAAGCACGGGTCGGTTGATCGTTTTGTGGCCAAAGAACTTGGTTACGAAAACGCGGATGAACTGCATCGCGGGTTGGCCGCCGAACAGATTGACTCGGTGGCGCTGGCCATCGATAACCTACAAAAGCATCAAGGTACGATTATCGGCGACCAGACCGGTATCGGCAAGGGTCGTCAAGCGGCGGCGCTGATTGATTACGCCAAACGGAATCAGATGATTCCGATTTTCTTTACGGTTGACCCGAAGCTGTTCAGTGACATGTACGGCGACAGTCGCGATATTGGCCGTACTATCAATCCGTTTTTGGTTGGCGATCCGGACCGGTGCAATATCGTTGACCGCAACAATACGGTAATCGTCAAGGCATTCAGTACCGCTCGGCAGAAGGAATACTTCGACCAGTTTTTGGCCGATCCCGGCCAGCATGACAGCGTATTTATCACCTACAGTCAATTAAGTCAAGCTCGGCAACGCCAGTTTATTCAAGACCTGGTGGACCGCCATCAAGCTATGATTGTCATGGACGAAGCACACAATGCCGCCGGAGACAGTATTACGGGGCTGTTTTTTCGCGGCGGAACTAAAAAAATGGGCAAGGATAAACCCGCTTTGGTGTTCCCCGGAATTCTGAAAAACAGCCAAGTGGTATACTTGTCCGCCACCTATGCGAAGCGCCCCGACAATATGCCGCTCTATTTTCGTACCGCGTTGGCAAACGCGGTTGACGACGTGGACAACTTGCCGGAAGTAGTCAAACAGGGCGGGTTGCCGTTACAACAAATTATCAGCAAGGGACTGGCGGAAGAAGGACAATACATTCGCCGGGAACGGGATTTTTCCGGTGTCAAATTCGACACGTTGATTCACCATCCGGAAAATTACGCCCAACTCGAACACAATTACGACGCGACCGCCGATGTACTTCGAGGAATGGTAGATTTTTCCAATCTGGTAAAAAAAGCGGTAGAGGAAAGCGGCAAACGAGCCAGAGCCAATACTAGAGAAAAAACCAGCGTTGAAGTTATGTCGTTCGGCAGCGTGGCACATAACTACATCGCACAAGCATTGCTTGCCAACAAGGCGGATTTGGCGGTAGATCGCGCCATGGAAGCGATTCACAACGGACAGAAACCATTACTGGCGCTGTCGAACACTATGGAATCGGCGCTGGATAATTATGTTGCGGCCAAAGGCATCAAACCCGGCGACGTAGTGGACATGAAATGGAACGACTTGTTGTTGGCAGCAGCCGACCGTATGTTGGCAATGACCGAAACCAGGCCGACCGGAGAAAAAATTACGAGTAAAATCGATCCGGTCACGTTGGGTCTAGGCCGCGAATATCGACAGTTGCAAGAATTGATTCGCGAGATTGACACTGACAGCCCGATTTCTCCGCTTGATTACATCGAAGCGCGGTTGCGCAAACAGGGGATTCGCGTAGCCGAACTGACCGGACGTAACAGCGGCGTCAATTATGACGGCGCAATGCCGACCTATTACGTCAGAGGCAAAGACGCCAAAGACAAAAACCGGATTGTCAACGATTTTAACGCCGGCAAAATCGATGCACTGTTACTGAACCAATCCGGAAGCACCGGGTTGAGCCTTCATGCGTCGGAAAAGTTTGCCGATCAAAAACCGCGCCGCATGATTATGATTCAACCACATCTCGACATCAATGTGGTACAACAGATGTTTGGTCGTATTTTGCGCTCCGGTCAGGTGGTACAGCCGTCCTATGAACTGGCGGCGACTCCCTTGGCGGCGGAAAAGCGGCCCCTGATGATTCTTAACCGCAAACTCAAATCGCTGAATGCCAATACCACCGCCAACACCAAATCAAGTATCGATCTGGGCGTGGATTTTCTGAATAAATACGGTGATGAAGTGGCGCGGGATTATCTGGAAGAAAATCCCGAACTGGTTCACAAGTTGGATTTGCGACTGAACGGAAATGATGACGGCGGCCTGGATGGGGCTGAAGACCTAATGCGTAGTCTGGCGGGGAAACTGGCACTGTTGCCGAACGCAGAACAGGAACGGATTTACAGCGAGTTGGAACAACGTTACAACGATTACGTAAACTACCTCAAGGCGACCGGCGCTTACGACTTGGAAATCATGCAACATGACGATTGGGACGTAAATGAACTCAATCAGTCGGAACTTTCCAAAGGAAATTCCAGGGGGCATGTATTTGAACAGCCGGTAGATTTGAAACAGATCAGTATCAAGAAAGCGCTGACGCTGCCGAAGATGGACGATATTCGCGCCGAAATAAAACGGAATTTTGGCGATGACTATGACGCCACGTTAAATCGTGACCTTGCTCCACTACATGATGAAGTAGACCAAATCGGTAAGGCATGGCCGGGTAAGGATGCTACCTTTGTTAATTCTCGGCAAATGGCGAATATCAATAACATCAATTCGTTCCGGTTCTTTTTCAGCCGTTATCTTAATCGCGGCATGACGCTGACGTTTCGGGACGGGGAGCAGTACAACGGATTTGTTACAGGCTATGTCGTAGCCAAAAACGGCAATCCGAAAAACCCGGCCAGCGCCAGCCGTTTCAAAATTGACGTGGCGATTGACGGAGCTGGCGGGAAACTGAAAATTCCGTACAGTAAAATTCTTTCCGGTGATATTTCCATCAATATTAATGATGCGGCCGCCGCTGAATTTACCGGCAAGGCTTCGAGCGTCCGGGAAAATCGTTACGCAATTACCGGCAACCTGGTCAAAGGCATGGAGTATGCCGATGCCGGTAAAGTCGTTACCTATAAACGCGCCGACGGCAACTATGAAACCGGTATTTTAATGCCGAAAATCTGGCAGCCGGGAAAATTATTACGCGATCCCCGTAAAGAATTCAACAATTCGACGGATGCCGTAAAGTATTTGGCGGCGGCCAGTCGGCGGCCAATTACTACTCTGGATGGAGATTTAACAATCGAAAACCAGGGCTGGCGAACCGTTATTGTTACGCCTAAATCCAAACGTCAGGGCGGCGGGTATTATCTTGATAAAAAGATTACCGATCTGACCGGTGATTTTGAATCTCGCGGTAATCTGATGGTTGCGCAGGTTGACGCAGATACTGCCGCAAAAGTAATCAAATATCTCTACAAATCAGGCAAACGCTTAAAGTCGATCAAGGACGACGACAATTCCTATTCGCTCCAGCCCGGACACGACAAGACACTCAAGGAAGCGGCGGAAGACAAGACGATCAAACCGCATGACGTCATCAATGCGCCGGACGGTAAAAACCACTGGGGGGGAATTACGCCGGAGATGGCCAAAGAATCAAAAGGCAAACTTGAGCCGGGAAGGATTGTGATGTTGAAAGGAGAACATTTCAACGAACATAACGGGTACGGCGCACGGCATATTATTTTACAGCATGAGGCCGATTTTAAACGTTACGGCTATGACCCGGACACGTATGTTCACAACGTGTTACGGAATCCTGATGAAATCTGGTTTCAGGCGGACCGGGGAAATGCCGGACGTTATTTGCTGGTGAAACATGGTTATCCTAAAGGCATGGGGGCAATTGAATTAAGACGGATTCAAGGGGAGGATGCTTATTCAGTAACTTCGGCTTTCCCTGAAGACCCCCGGCTGGCAAAAAAAATTAACGGCGTTCCGGTCTGGAAACGTGGAGCTAAATCCAACGTTGCGATCAGCGACCAATCGCGTCCCTTGAACCGCTCAGCAGATCAAGAATCGTCGCATCTGCCGCTAGAAGAAGCCGGGACCCAGCCTAACGCCGTCAAAGATAAGAATAATCCCGATTCAGGGAATGTCAAGAGCGATTACTCGCTCCGGGAACAACGGCAGGTCAATCCCGGCGACAATCCGGACACCCGGGCGGCTCATGACGACATCATGGACGATTACGAACCCGGACGCCGGACACGGGCGGAACTCGACCGGCAAGCCAAAGACATCATCGACCGCTCCGGAACGTCGGCGCTGATTGACCGGATGGCGTCCGGCGACTTGAAGGCCGATACCGATTTGAATATTCGGCTCGGTCGGCAACTCATGAATTCCAAAAATTGGATTGAACGCTATCGGGCAAAAGATTTAACCGCGATTAATGCGATGATGAATTATGTCGAAGCCCGGACGGAAGCGGGGCGCAGTTTGGCCGCCGGACAGGTCAAAGAATACGAAGCGCCGGAAGAATTTCACCGCGATACGGTCAAGAATATGCTGTTGATGCCCGGCAAAAAATATCGGGATTTGCAGCAGCAGATTGCCAAAGCACGACAGAATTACAATGATTCGCGCAGCGCCGAAGACAAGGCGAAACTTGACCAACTCAAGGATAAAGCAAAAAAACAATTTGCCGGACCGGAAGCCGATACGGTCAACCAGTTAATCAAAGATATCCGTAAAAAATATGGCGTCGATCCGCTGAATTTGACCGACCAACAGGCCGGAAACCTCAAAATGGTTGCCGCGATCATGCGCGATATTGCCGCCCGAAAAGCTACGCTTGGCGATAAAATCTATGAATACTGGATCAATTCAATTCTGAGCGGACCGCAGACTCACGCCGCCAATACGCTCGGGAACATTGCCAACGCTACGCTCGATTTGGGGCCAACACGGTTCATTGAAGCGATTGCCAACAAATTTATTCGCAACCCGGAAGCGGCGACGTTCGGGGAGTTCCGGCAGATGAACCAGGCATTCCGCGATCACTGGAAAGCATCGTTCCGCAATGCCGCGAAGGCTTTTGACTTGGAAGCGCCGGTAACCGGTGGTCATCTGGGACTGGAAACCAAGTTTGAAAACGGCGACATGCGGACGGCTATCGGCGGTAAATTGGGGCGCGTTATTCGGATGCCGGGCCGTTTTCTGGTTGCCGCCGACGAACTGGCGAAAGGCATTGTCGGGCCGATTGAAGCGGCGGCCTATGCCTATCGGATGGCCAAAGCGGACGGACTGACCGGCGACAAGCTGGCGGAAAACATGAAAGAACAGTTATCCAATCCGCAATCCGCCGCCGTCCTGCATGGGCGTAACCGGGCGCTGGAACTGGCGTTTCAAAATCGTCCATGGCCGATGCTGGACCGGCTGATACAGTTACGTGAAGCGAATACGCCGGCGGGTTGGGTAGCAAAATTCTTGTTGCCGTTTATCAAAACGCCCGGCAACATCATTGCTACCGGAATCCGCAAGTCTCCGCTCGGTTCGCTGCAACTCGGCACGGAACTGATTCGCAACCGGGGCAAGTTCGATACCAAGTCTATTCACCACCTGGCGGAACAAGTGCTTGCCTGGGGTGCGGTCGGCGCGTTGTGGTCGCTGTCGCAACCGGACGACGACGGCAATTCCGAACCGTGGATTACCGGAACCAAGCCGGGATTCTTTGACAGTGGAAAGGGGGCATTTATGGCGCGAAACCTGCCGTCTACCTCTATCCGGATTGGTGATACCTGGTATTCGTACAACCGCATCGAACCGCTGGCCGAAGGGCTGGCAATGATCGTTGACGGCATTAGCGCCATGCAAATGGCGCACAGCGGAGCAGACGGAAAAACGATCAGCAAAACGCTGTTCAACAGCGCCGTACAGAATATTCGGGACAAAACGTTCCTGAATAGTATCGGCGACCTGGTGCAGTCGGCAGAAGGCGGCGCTGATATGGCAAAATTCAGCGGCAACTTTGTCGGCTCCTGGGTTCCGAATGTCTGGCGACAGACGGTCAGCGGACTGGACGACGTGACCCGCGATAACAAATCGCATCTCGAACTGGGGTTGCAGCAGTGGCTCGATACGTTCTGGATTTCCGCCGGACGCGGAACCGGATTCAGTACACCATTGCCGAAGCTTGACCTGTGGGGCAATGAAATTTCGAAAGACGCCGGATCAACTCTGATTCCGCCGACGATCTGGCGCATCGTGTCGCCGGTACGGGCCAATCCGGTCGGGATGGCGGATGCCGACCGGCTGTTATGGAACTACAACCGGGCCAATCCGGATACGGCTTATTGGCCTCTGCCGCCTCAACCTTACGTCCGCAAGGACAACGCGAACCATTATATGAGCAGTGACGATTATTACCGGTATGCGCAACAGGCCGGGCAAGATGCCAGAGCCGCGGTTGATAATGCGATTGCCGCCGGTCAACTCAATCCGGCCAATCCGGACGATCACGACATCAAGACGGTGAAAGAAATTTTCCGCGATGCACGAATCCGGGCAAGACAGCAGGTATTAGGAGATTACAGTCATGACAATCAGTGAGTTTTTAACCAAACTATCGGCACAATCGTATTTGTCGGCGGAAGGTGTGCCGTCGTCTACGCTGGGCAGTAACGGCGACTATTATGTGGACACGCTGACGCGGCGTTACTACCGAAAAATCGGCGGGACTTGGTATAGCGCTTCCGAATTGGTACTCGGGCCGGTCATTATTGCTGCCGATGATGACGCTTATGCCGTATACCAGACGTTGGCCGACGACACGACCGCATCTGTTGAAAAACTGATGACGGCAATTACTACCCTGTCAACCGATACGCAAACCGCAATCAAGGCACTTCTAACCGAAACGCAGACGTCAGAAACCAATGCGGCGGCGTCTGCAACTGCGGCCGCAAAATCGGCATTGGAAGCGGAAGCTGCTGTTACGCTGGCGGGAAGTCCGCTCAGCGGGTTGATTTTGTATGTCAGCGCGTCGGGAAGCGATTCCACCGGCGACGGCAGCAGCACAAAACCGTTTGCCAGTATCAACGCGGCAGCCGATAAGGCTCGGCTGTACCGCTATGTGCGCGGCGCGACAATTACCATTAATATCTTGGCGGGAACGTACACGCTGGGAGTGCAGGTTATTGAGTTGAGCCAGGCCGACGTGATTGTCAACGTTATCGGGGCCGGATTGGATACCACGACGTTGTATTTTGCAGGGACGGAAGGCATTAAGTTAATGCACCTGAATGGCGGCACAATTTCCGGGCTGACGTTAATTCATGGCAGCGCAACGTCTACTACCTCAAATTCCACCGACGGTAGCATGGGACTCCAATTGCTCAATTGCTGCAATTATTATATCCGTAATGTGGCAGTCAAGTATTGGTATGTGGGTATACAGTCAACCGCCTCACGGCTGGTTAATCTATACAATGCGATTACTGCGGTTGACTGTAATATTAGTATCGTTTTGACGGGGGCATCCAGTGCTATATCCGGAGCAACTATTAGCGTTGCCAATACGGTAACGTGCTCATACGGCGTATTGGTTCAACACGATAGTGCATGGGATGATTATGGCAGCATTGCGGTAACTAATGTGTCAGCCGGTATCTATGCTGCTGATGCCTCACGTATCTGTTGCCACTATACCGCATCCGCCAAACACACGTTCACCAGCGTTACCACATCGTATTCGCCGGGACTGAATACGGTCGGAAACAATATGGGCATGATTCAAGATTCGACTGCCAATCTCGGGTTCGACTGCTCGAAAGTTGCCAATGGATATACCAAGTTGCCCAACGGCCTGATTTTGCAATGGGGGACGATTGCGGCGGCTTCCCATGATCAGGAATATGATTTTGGAACGATCACGTTTCCAATCACATTTCCAACTGCCGTGCTTAATGTTTCTGCAACTATGATTACCAGCGCCAGCGTCGCCAGCGGATTCGACACGATTCCAGGGGTTAAAGCTGTCACTACGGCGTCTGCACAATTCTATGCCGGTTGTACGTCATCTGGAACAGAAACATATGGACTTTATTGGTCTGCCATCGGTTATTAACAGGAGATTACTATGAGCAATACGACTACCGAAACGACAATCAAAACCCGCATTATCTACTACTCGGCATCTACCGGAGGCTTTTATTTCAGTGACATTAACGCCAATATGCCCGATGATGCTGTAGTGGTATCCGAAGACACGTACAACACACTACAGTCACAATTAACGGCAAATCACGAAATCCACCCGGACACCAACGGCAACCCGATCTCAGCCCCCACAAAACCGGCCTACGCGAAAAGTTGGGACGCAGCGACGGCAAGCTGGACCATCGACACCGACGCAAAGGCTGCCGCCGAAGCTGCCGCAACCGCGAAAGCAACCCAGATTGCCGCGTTACAGACCTCGCTGGCGACGGTGCTTGCTCAGTTACAGACGGCGTACCCGGCTCTGGCAACGGACGGAACTTACGCGATCAGCAGCAGCGACACCATTGCCAGCGCGGCGGCAAAGATGATTTCCGCAGGAGTCAGTTGGGGCGATGTTACGACCTACGGCGGCCGTTTGAAACTGATTTACGACGCCATCGCCGAACTGAAAGGATAGGGAGTAATCATGTTGACAGCGGAAGACCCGGTAATCACCGAATATTACGTAAACGGCAAATGGGATGGCGTCACGTGGCAGTTATCAAAAGACTGGACCTGTGTTTTTGAGAATGAGCGGATTTATCTCAAGATCACGATCAAAGCCGGATTTACCACTGACGGCGGCAGTATTCCGCAACTGTTTCAGAACGTGATAACGCCGCTCGGCATCTATCTTCTGGCGTTTCTGGTGCATGATGCGCTGTATGCGTCGGAAGCGGTCAGCCGAGCGGAAGCCGATTGGATTTTGTTGGAACTGCTTCAGGCACTCGGCGCCGGATGGTGGCGGCGAAATGAAATCTGGTCAGCAGTCCGGATCGGCGGCGGGTTCGTCTGGAAACAACACACGACCGAAAGTATTGCCGCCGCCCGGCAACTGGTCATAACGGAATACCGAAAGAAAGGAGCAACCGCATAAATGTTAAGTGACAGCGATATTGACCGCATTGCCGTTGCTGTTGCCGCCAAACAGGAGCATCAAACGTGTCCGTTGGGCCTGACGCCGGACGCCGTAGCCATGGTAAATGCACTGGCCAGCAATTGGAAAACCGGCAAAAAAATTGCCTTCGTGACCGCGATTACGGTAGTTGTCACCGCCTTGATCGGGATGTTGGCAATGGGGTTTAAATCGTATCTCAAATAACCGCCGAAAACTCGGCAAAATAAAGGAATAAGATTATGAATTTCGGACAGGCAATTGAAGCGTTGAAAACAGGAAAGAAAGTCGCTCGTAAGGGCTGGAACGGAAAAGGAATCTTTATCGAGCTGCAACGGCCCGATGAACACAGTAAGATGACGCATCCTTACATCTTCATTGATACCACCGGTTTGCAGACCGATAATGCCTATGCGCCGAAAGACCGGGTTCCCTGGCTGGCAAGTCAAACCGATATGCTGTCCGAAGATTGGACGATCAAAGAATAACCGCCCATCGGGCAAAAGGAGTAGTATTATGAATAAAATGATTATGATTGGCGTAATTACCGGTATGATGGCGTTGGTAGCGGTCGGTTGCAACAAAGCAACGCTGACCGATGATCAAAAGGCCAAGATTGTTGCGGCTATCAAGGAAAAATTGCCGCAAGGTGAAACCAAGGTCTACGAATGGCTCGATAAACAGGTGGCCGACGGCAAGTACACACAAACCGAAGTGGACCTGGCTAAAGCGGTCTACCAGGAACTCAAAACCAAAGTGGCGGCAAAACTCGATGCCTCGGCGCAACCCGACACGCAAACCGACACCGGGAAAACGGAGTAATCGCCATCATGCGTATAAAATTTTTGGTACTGGCGCTGACTGTGGGGCTGATGTTGGCGTTAGCGACCGGGTGCAGTAATTTGAACAGCCGCGACGTACTCACTCACTTTTACGACGAAAAAGGCAATATCACCAAGACCGTCGAGGAACACGATGGTTTTGTCACCAGTAAAAAAGCCGTTAACACCGGCGGTGAAATTGAAGCGCTGTCGGTCGAACCGGCTGGCGGCAATACGTCCGGCAGTACGCCGATGCCCAATATCAATCTCGGCGGCGGTGCTCACGGCTACCAGAGTATTCCGGCAGTCAAAACCGGCGAAACCGGCGCTCCGGCATGGCAGAAAGGTTATCAATCAACTGTGTTGGATAAGATTGTCGGTTGCTTTGGCATCACGTCCGGTGGCACGTGGGAGGGATATGTAGGGTGTCCCGGCGAATCTGCCGATCAAACCGCTCAACGGTTAGCGGCGTTTCGGAGTGAGAAGACGGCGGCAACTTCTTCTTCTACAACCAGTACCACCCCTAAGACTACCACGGCAACAGCGGCAACAACTACCACCGGCAATACTACCACAACCAGCCAATCAGATCTGCGCCAATAG